TTCCTATGAACGCATCCTTACCAACACTTATCTGGTCTAAGTTAAACTGCATTGAGTTCATCTTATTCTGTAAGTCATTAATGTGGTTAAGAAGTGCTTTTTGTTCATCTGTCATATCTTCAATGATATACTCTTTGTCATCGAAAGTTAAAACAGGCTTTTGTTCTTTTTCTTTTTTAGCCATTATTTAGCTCCTTTGTTGTTGTTATTTAGAAAGTTTTGCTTCTAATTCTTTTACTTTTGCAGATAGCTCTTGAACTGCTTTAATTAATGGTGTAATAAATGCACCTTCGCCTAATGTTTGACAACCATCAGATTGCTCTTTCCAAACAGAAAACTCTGAATGACCTGCTTTATCCATTGCTTCTTTAACTTCTTGGGCAATAAATCCATATTGTATTTTATCACCATTTTTAAGTTTTGTTTTATTAGCATTATATTGGTCAAATTCTTTAGGATATTCACTTGGGGGTTTCATTTTAAATGTTACTGTTCTCAAATCATTTATAAAATCAAGACCTAATTCACAATCTTCTATATCTTTTTTAATTCGTTTATCAGAAGTATGTTGCCAACTTTGACCAGTTTGGCTAAAATCTAAAGTATAATGACTTGTATCAGTACCAACTCTTATTGTACCAGTTCCACCACCAGTAAACGCATCTGCAAACGCATCGCTAGTTCCTATAACTATTTCATTATCTACATCAACTGCTGATGCTTCTGCGTGAAATCCAATTAATATATTATGAGAACCAGTTGTAAGATTTTCACCACATTTCATACCAACCGCAGTATTCATTTGACCAGTACATACAGTTAAAGAGTTAGAACCTATTGCTGTATTATAACTATTTGTTGTAACTGTTTTAAGAGCATCTCTACCGATTGCAGTATTATGAGCTCCACTTGTAATAGCCGATACGGCACTTCTGCCAACTGCAGTATTATGACCACCACTTACTGCTCCCGATGTTGCAACGCTACTACCAATAAATGTATTATCACTACCATTTGAAGATGTGCTATTTGCTACTGCATATCCGATATAAGTATTATTAGAATATCCATTTCCTCTTCCTGAAGCTGCGCCAATAACAACATTAAAATCAGTTTCAGTTAATTTATCTCCAGCTAACCAACCCATTAATACATTTTTTTCGCCAGTAGTGATATCATTTCCTGCATCAACTCCAACTGCTGAATTATAACTACCAGTAGTAACATTTGCTAATGATAAATAACCAACTGCTACTGAATTTGTTGGAGCAGTTGTATCTGCATTTGCACCTCTTAACGCTTGTTTACCAATAGCTGTATTTTGAGTAGTATCGGTATGCTTTAAATATTGGCCTGCTTCTCTTCCTATAAGAACATTTGCATCAATATCTCCCATTAACTGACCAGCATTTCTTCCTATAACTACATTACCTTCTGCCGCTACGGCTGACTCACCTGCACCTGCACCAATATATGTATTAGCTGCTCCTGTTGAGCTTTTACCAGCTTGATACCCTAATGCGGTAGAACCAGCTCCATTTGTATTAGCTTTTAATGCTTCAAATCCTACAGCGGTATTACTAGCACCTGATGTCAAATTATATAGTGATTCATATCCTATTGCAATTGTACCATCTGCCCCTGAAGTAGTTGCTCCATATAAAGCATTAGAACCAATAGCAACTGCTTTGTCTATATCATCTGAACCATACCCAGCTAAAGCACCCATAACAGTATTATGACTACCAGCAAATCCACTTGTTCCAACTAATGCCATTGAACCAACTATAGTATTACTGCTACCGCCAGTATGATTGTAACCAGCCTCTGCACCTACAAATGTTTGATTTACATAAGCGTTTCCTGAATCGTATGAACCACCAGCATAATAACCTATAAATGTTGCTCTTGACCCGTTTGTCATTAGATTTCCAGCGCCACTTCCAACTCCAACATTTCTTTGTGCATCACCATCTGTAGCAATATTTTGAAATGCTTGTTTACCTATCGCAGTAATATGATTAGCATTTGTTCCATTACTCATAGCTTGATAACCAATAACAGTATTACTTCCTGCTGTAGTAAAAGCCTTACCTGCTTCATATCCAAGAGCTGTATTTGAACCACCTGAAGTAAGAGATTGTAATGCTTGTTGCCCTATCGCTACAGTTCCATCAGCTCCAGATGTCATTGCACCTTGAGCAGTAAACTTACCTATAGCAACTACACCATCAGCCGCATTACTAGCATTATCCATACTAGTTTGACCAATAGCAATATTATTATTTCCAGTAAGTGATTCTCCAGCTTGCTGTCCCATTGCTATATTATGGTCAGTTGTACTAGCATTTACTGATTGCATAGCTTGAAAACCTATTGCAATATTATAATTTTCACCACTATCAGCAGATGCTAAAGCAGACAATCCAATAGCAATGTTTGCTGTGTTATCTGTTGCGGCAGTTAATGCACTTGAACCTATAGCAATATTAGATTCTCCACCTACAATATTTGTTGATGCTAAATATCCAATGGCTATATTGTGGTCTGCATCTACTACATCCATCAATGCTTGATAACCTATTGCAACACTACTATTAGCATCATTATCTGTAGCAGTTCCAGTTCCACCCATTAATGCTTCGTAACCAATAGCTACATTATTAGTACCACTTGCATTACCAACATTGTGAAATGATTTGTAACCGACTGCTGTGTTACCTCCATTACTAGTAATTCCTAGACCTGCATTAGAACCGATAACTGTATTATTATCACCTGATGTAATAGCAGTTCCTGCACTAAATCCAACTGCAGTATTATTTGCTCCTCCATTTATAGCTCCAGCCATTGCCAATGAACCAATCGCTGTATTTTTTTCTGATGCACCTCCGTGAGTACCACCTAATGCAGTATGACCTATCCCAGTATTATTATCATTACCAGCAGTCATATTTTTACCTGAAAAGTAACCTACCATTACATTATTTGAGCCATTACTACAATTACCCATTGATTGATAACCAATAGAAACTGATTGAGCTTCAGTAGTAGGAGTTTTTAATGCTTGATACCCAACTGCAGTATTGGATGCACCTGAAGTAAGTGCCGCTAATGCAGACCTACCTACTGCTACTGACCCATCAGCCGCATTATTATCAATATTATTTAATGCTTGTGAACCGACAGCAACAATATCATCTATATCTTGATTATTACCACCTACTCCAGCTTGGTAACCAATAGCTGTATTATGGTCATTAGCAGTGCTATTAAATCCACTACCTGCCTCTACTCCAATAAAAGTATTATAAGATGCCGCTCCTTGTATATTAAAACCTGCTTTATATCCTAGAGCAGTATTATTTGTTCCTGTGGATGCAGTTCCGTCACTTCCGTGTAAAGATAACGAACCTATAGCAGTATTATAATCTCCTGTTGATATATTTGTTCCAGCTTGTTCTCCAAAAAAAGCAGAATGGTCAGCATCTGAAGTTAAATCTGCTCCAGCTAATTTGCCGAATACTGTGTTGTTATTACCACCAGCATTATTAGATAAACTAATACGAGAGTCGTCATCTACAATTAATCTTGATACTTGATTTGTAATTAAATTTACACTTCCATCTAAAGCAGACATACCATCGTGTTGATTTGTAGATTGAGTAAATCCAGGTTCAGTAGCACTCATAGAAACATGTCTAATTAATGGAGCAACACCAGTAAGACCATTAAAACTTACTGCACTTGTACTAAAAATTGTTTTAACACTACCAGCGTGAGACATTCTAATTTGGTCATCGGTTGATTCAAAAAATCCAGTATCTCCATCTCCAAATGATAATGTAGGAGCTGATGAAGTATCGCCTGGACTTGCTCCAAGAGTAAGCAAACTTGTAGGCGAAGATGTTCCGATGCCTAAATTTGAACCTTTAAGTCTCATTTTTTCTGCATCGCCAGTACCAAATATTAAATCTTGAGCACCGCTTGTTTTTAAAATAGTATTACCACTAGCTACTTTAAACTCGTTATAATATGTGCTACCATCTCTCATGGTTATAGATGGAGATGTAGTATCTAAACCAATAGAACCTTGTACTATCTCATCATAAGAAAGAGAACCACCACCTTGAACAGTTAAGTCACCACTTATAGTAACATCACCAGATATTGTACCACCTGCCATTGCTACTTGTAATCTATTATTAGAACTATCTAATACTGCGTTTAATGTTTCTTTTGAAGTTTGTGAGTTTAATCCTATTGTAATACCAGAGGAATCTGTGTATACTTTATTTAGGACCTCTTGAGTTGTATACTTTCGTAAATTATCTGCCATAACTTACTCCTTATTTATTCCACCTCCACCGCCATTTAGGCACTTAAATTTTTATCTCACCGCAAATGGAGAGATTGGGAAAGCAGAAGATACTATCCTCTTATTGCTTTCATTATCTGCTAATTTACTATAAAATTCTTTTATGTAATATTCTTTTTTATCTATTTCTCCTCTTTCTTCGTGAATCATTGCTTTTACATAATCCACTACTGCTAGACATAACATTTTATTAACATTAATACTAGATGTACTATCAGGAGATGTTACTTCTTTTGGTATTTGTGTAACTGTAATTCTTTGACCTGCGTCTTCGCCTGTAAATGTAGTTGCTGTTCTTAATAGTTTATTATCTGTTCCAGCAAATGCAGTAATAGTATAATCTCCATCATTACTAGTAGAACCTTGTACTCTAATTTTATCTCCAATTGCAAATCCACTTGTAGTATCCCAAAAATTAGAAGTAGTAGTTACTATATCATTACCAACAAAACTAATATTTATTCCACTTGCTTTTGAATTAGTTGTTTCTAATGCTTCTGCGACAAATGGTTCATTTAATGCAGTATATTCTATTCTTAATCCATTTTCAATATCTTCATCTGGATACATTAATTCATTGTGATAAGATTGAAGAATACCAGTTTGTGTTATTCTAGTTCTATTTCTACTTCCTAATAATTTATAAAGTAAAAGTTCTCTACCTCTTAAATAATAAAAAAATTCTTTATCTACATAACTACTCATGGTGATGTATCCTCAAGTAAGTAATGAGGTTGATTAGATATTCTTTTAATTCTTTTATATCTACTATCACTAGTATCTAATATACTTACATTTTCTATTGCAATTAAATCACTAGGTAATTCATAAACATTGTCATCACTATCAGATGCATTTAAAACATCTTGCTTACTTACTTTAATTTTTTCTTTTGTATTACTTTGTATTAAATGAAGAGCATCTTTTATATATGCAATTGCAAGTGTTTCGTTTTGAATACCTGCTCTTTCCATTAATTCTAAGACTGTCATTATCTTGCTCCTTGCATTGCCATTGCAGTTGCTAATGTTTTAGGATTATTTTCTATATAAGATTTTATTTCTGCTAATGCTAAATTATAATGTTGTTGAGACATTTGACCAAAGTGTGTACGTTCTCCTAGTTGAGCCTGTATTGTTTGAATCCTTGCCATTAACATTTCACTATCTTCTTCTGTTCGTATCCAATGTTCTGTTCCCATATTACTAGAAGAATCACTAAAATCTCCTTGCCTAGCATCTTCCATCATTAATTTTGCAAACTCTTTAAAACAAGCATAATTAACAACTACATTTCTTAAATCAGAATCATCATCTATTTTTGTGTAATCTATAAAATAATAATAACCATCTTCTGAACCAGCGGGTTCTGGTAATATTTTAATTACCCCATTATCATTCCACCACACAGGGTGTGTCGTTGTTGCTTTTTTTAAACTAGTAGAATCAGCTGCCCATTTAGAATCTGATATTGATATTTGTCTACACGAATATCCATTTCTTTGAACTTCTGTAATTGTATCTACGTTTACAGATACTCCTCCTCCACCAGTGAATGTAGAAGATTGAGTTTGAGCAAACATTAATAAATTGTTAGGAACATTTGCTACTACAAATTTTTGTGCAGATGGAATAAAGTCTACATCAGCAGTTGTTACTCCTGTTATATCTTTTATCTCTGCTGTTATTGCCGCTGTTGCCATATTTTACTTTCTATACATGGGGGACCGAAATCCCCCACATATATTTACTTACTATTAAGTATTAGCGGATGCTGTACCAACTGCCCAACCATCGGCATCGTTAGTTACACCTTCAATCCACCATTTACCCTCACAAGAAAGAACTTTAATTTTATCTCCAGCTGCTCCTTTAGAAGCTACTAAAGTTAATTGGTCATGTGAACTTCCATTGAAATCAATTCCAACATCACTTCCACCTTCAAGCGCAACTATACTGCCAACAAAGAAATCAACGCCATCTCTAGCATCAATATCAAAATCACCAGTACCATTAGCGGCTGCTAGTAAAAATGTAAATTCAAGACCATCTTGTCCTTTTATGTGTGGTAAACTACAAGCCGCAGCTCCATTAGTTCCTCCAGAAATATGCACAACTGAACCACTATCACTAGCAGAAAGAGAAACAGCTGCTCCTCCTGTGCATTTAATTACTGAACCAACTTTTCTTTCGAGCTGTCCACCATCTTTATTTTGTCCGTATAAAGGGATTCCCATGATTACCTCCTATTTCCAGACTGCATGAGCTTCAGGCATACGCCATTCCATCCCAGCTTCTGTTTGAATTAAATCAACCCTACGGTCAACACCACTATTCTCAAGTGTTTGAACACCAACGTATACTGCTGTATCACGATTCAATCCGTTACCAACCAAAGGTCTGTAAGCACATTGAGCCATATTAATAGCAAGTATCTTTACACCAGTACCATCTAAGTGAATGTTCCTTACTAAGTTCATTGAACCATAAGGAGTCATTACTTGAGTAACGTCTAATCCATATACTTGTTTCTTACCTGCGATACTAAAGTCTGCACGACCAAGTTTATCACTTCCAGAAACTACTTTAGCAACATTAGCTGAAAAGTATCCACTTAGTTTATGCATCCAATTGTATGTTTCAGTAGAACACATGAATAGAGTTGCATTAGCGTTGTTGTATCTTGGGTCTAAGAAGTTGCTCATATCATCAAGAAAATCATCTTGAGACTTAGTACCTGTACCACCAATACCAGAACCATCAAAAATGTTTCCATAATTAGTAATAAAAGTAACAGCTCCTTCAGTATATTGAGCGCCAGAACTATCAGTTCCTTGAGAACCAAATAGTAATGCTTGTTCAATATCATACTTATGTTCAATTAACTTTGTTCTCCAAATTCTTGCAAATTCATTTGGTTCATACTTAAGAACAGTTGCTCTTGTAGTATTATCCATTGCCATTGCAGTTTTAAAGATTTGAGTTAATCCAACAGCGCTTGAGAAAGGCTGGTCTTTCCATGATTCTGGATAACCTGAACCTTGAGCGTGAGCAGAACCTACTACATAGCATCTTTTCTTTTCAAGATAATCAGCAATTGAAAAACTTGAAACATCAACAGAATCTAAAGCATTATCATGTGCTGAAAAAGATGTTAATTCAATAGCGGCTCCACTATATCCTTTAACTACTTCTGTTTTTAAAACAGCAGCGTTAGATACAGATGAAGTATCTACTGATAATATCTTTACAATAAGATAATCATCTGGTGTAGTAGCAGCTCCACTAGCGTCAGTCCAATTACTTGCATCTTCAGAATCATTAAAATTTGAAGACCCTGTTATAATATAGGGAATCTTTACTAATGAATCTGGTAAAAAGAAAGCAGGTTGAGAACCACTAGAACCTGGTAAAACATCATAGCTACTATTTCCATAGATATTTTGAATATTACCAGCGGATTTATAATCGCCAATCATGCAGAAGTAATATATATCACCATCGTCTACTCCTCCATCAGCAATCGCTGAATCAGTTCCTGCTAAACTAGATGGGGCGCTTGTTCCATGATTTGATACATAAGCGTATCGTTTGTGAAATGAATGTCTCTGTTCAGTAAATTTGAACTGAGGGTCATCCGTAGGTTTTTTTGCGACTTGAGATACAAATCTGAAAAAAGGGTCTTGAGCTATAGAAAGTTCAGAAATCCTGTCCCCAAAGTTGTATCTACGTCTGAGGTCACCTGTGCTTGGTAATGCTCCATAACCATTACTTCTTGCATCAGGAGACGCTCCGTATGTTTCCATGCCGAATACATCAGCCATTTTTGTACCTCTTTAGTTTGAGTTAATGGCTAACAATATAATTTTATATACCGAAAGCCTTTTCTAGTTCACTATCAGTACCCAAAATTGTATCAAAGACTGTATCGTCTGTACTCTTTTCAACAGGAACACTACCTTGTGTTGCAAGTGTGCTAGGTTGAGATTGTACTTCTCTCATCTTGTTTTGAATTTCTTGTCTTGTTGAATCAGCAATTTGACTATCTCTGTTTTTACGATTCATCAAGTAATATATATCTTCAAGTTCTAAAGATTTGCTTTTTGCAAACTCAGTAAATTCACTCCATTCTTCATCAGACATATTCATCTTTTGTTTGAATTGAGTTTCTTTAGCCATTTTTGCATTTTCAGCTTGTTGTGTCTTTAAAACATTATTTAGACGACGTTGCACAATACCATCGATTGTTGCACCCATTACTTTTGCGGAATCGGAATCAGGTTTAGAAAATGCCTCATCAGGGTCAAAAACAAAATCTTCATCAAGATTCAGTTGTTGATTCATTGATTGTGGGGCCTGACCTCCACCCTCAAAATAATTTCTTACATGAGAAATTAAGTTAGGGTCTTCACGCATAGCGTCTAGAATAGGCATATAAGGTTCAATTTCTTTTAGTTTTCCATTGAGTCTTTTAGCCTCTCTACTTGAATCGCTATATCGTTTTTGCAAGATTTCGTTGTCATCTTGCGGTTGAACTTCTACATTGGGGCTCGACTGCGTGTTATCGCTTTGTACCGAGGTTGGTTGTGTTGGTTCGTCTAATATGCCTCCATTTACTTCTCTATCTAATGATTCAAAAAAATCACTTGAGCCGTTCATGACTGCATCTTGTACGTTTGTACTTTCGGGGGCTACTTGAGCGTTACCTACTTGTTCTGACATACTATCTCCTATTTTAAGGTTATTTTAATTTAGCAACTATAAAATCTAAAATGCAATAATTAAGATTGCTCGTTCTTAGCAACGTCTTGCTTACTAGATTCCATGTCGTTTTTCATTTCGTCTCTCATTTTCTGAAACTCAACTTTTAACATTCCTCTTAGAAGTTTTTGTTGTGCTTCAGTTTCAAGAACATCTTTTCGTATTTCAGTATTTGCATCTCCTACTTTCATCTTAATACCCGCTTGTACTAATTGACGTTGTAGTGTTTCGATTGTTCCATCTTTATCTTTTATTAATTCTTGTATAGATTGTAATTGACTTTGCATTTGAGCTAATTGTGATTTTCTTTCAACAATCTTATCTTTATTTCTAATATCTGTTTCAGCTAACATTGCAATATCATCAATTAATCCAGATTGATACCATCTAAAATATTCTTCTAATAATGCCCATCTATTTAATGGTAGTGTTGCGCCTGCAATTATTCTTACATCAAATCTTGCAGATGCATAATCTTTATATTTACCAATAGCTTTACCATAATCATTGTAAAGATTTACATTTATTCTTACTTCTCTTTCTTCATCATTACCTGCCATTGGTTGTACAATTCTAAATACTTTTTCAATTGTATAATGTTTTTGAGCCATCATTTTAAATACTCTACCTAAATGCTCAAGTGAAGGTTCTACAATACTATTCATCCATGCTTTTAATCTTCTAGTACCAAACTCATCATTAGCAAGTAATCCTCGATATGTTTCTGCTTGGTCTTGAGAAAATCCCATCATTGCACTAGGCACACCACTAATATATTCTGCATCTGTTTTACCTTGTTGCACAACTGTAAAGAATGCATTATTAATTGGTGCTGGTTGTATTGGAGTAGGTGGAGAGAATCCACTTCTATATTTTAATAATGCTCCAGGCGCTGATGAATACTTTTCCCACTCATCTTCAGGGACCGAACCTTCTTCATACATCCATCTAAGATTAGAAGATAAGTTTGCATTATGTAACATTATTTGATGTGCTTTATTTATTTCTTGTTGTTTACCTATAAGAGGAGTTACTGCACTCATAGGATATGGTGTTCCTGTGTACATATAAGAAATAGGTACAATGGGATATTCACTAATAGGAATAATAGATTCATACAAAAATGTATCATCTCCTACACTAACTGTTTTAACTATTCTATTTTCATAAAATTCTACAGAATCAACAATATTTTTAGAAAAGTTTTTATCTGCTTCAAACTTTTTATATGATGCTTCACTCATTACTTGTTCTTTAATAATAGTAGCTTCATCTCTAGCTTGAGATATTAATTCCATTTCTCTTTCTCGTATTGCTTGAGCAGCCATCTTTTGAGAATTATCAATCATTAGTCTTGCTCGTTCTGGAATTATTTCACCTTCTTGAACTTGTTGTTCAATTTGCATTTGTTTTTCAATTAGACCTACTTCTATTTCTTGCCTATATGAATCTAATTGTTCTTGTACTTGTTCTTTTAACATAACAAGTTGAGATTCAGAAGGTTCTATCTTAATATATACATTTCTGTATTTAAATTTTTTCTTACTATATGTTTCGTAGTATGGCACAATGTCGTCATCTTCAGCATCCATATTTACACCATATGTCAAATCTTCAGGTTGAATACTATCTGTAAAATCAATATCTCTTTGTGAATATGATACTACATCACTACCTTTAGTTACTTTTTTAATCTTTGCTTCAAATTGAGGTAACATATTTATTAGTCTTGCTCTAGCAATATTTTTTCTTATTTGAATAAAGTTCGCATCTCTAAATAAAAAATCTCTACTAGCAGGGTCTACAAATACATCGTAAGGGTCAAGTCTTTTAAAACAAACTTCTCCAATTCCTCTATCAGCATCTTTATCAATATCTACAAGAAAGTACCCTAATCCTTTAGTAAGTGAATCTAATATTATTTGACTATATAATGATTTACCATTTGATAGATACCAACAATAATCTGCTACATCAGCATGAACTTGAGCGACATCTACATCATCTCCAGTTGCTCCTACTGCTTTCCACTTAGGGTCATTAGCAGTTACAAAGTATTTCATTATTTCTATAATAGGAGTTATTCTATTTATAGTAAATGTTGGCATTCCAGATTCTTCCAACATTGTTAATTCTTCTTTTGTAAGTTGTTCGTTTAAATAAAAGTCATATCCTTTTTGACTTACACTTTGCCATCTATGTCTATGGGAGTTATTTACTTTATCCCATATTTGTTTATTTACTTGTGCTTTAGATTTTTTTGTTACTCTTGCCATTAATCTTTAATCTCCACATGGACTAAATCATCGAAGCGATTATCTTTTGTTTCGCCATCACTATCCCAATCGCCGCCCCAACGAACATTAATATTTAATTGTTTTGCAATCCCTCTAATCATTCCACCCATATAATGAAATCTATCTCTATCTTCCCAATCTATAGGATACGGAGCGAGGTCTACAGCTTTTCCTTCAATATGTTTGCTAAACTTAGTTTTCGTTTTGCCTTCTTTTAGTAATATCTCCTGTCGTTGCTTGCTCCGTAATCCTTCAATAATTGTAACATCCATAATCTTAACTAATTCATTTAGGACATTAACAAGTCTAGTGTCTACTCCTCTTAATCGTTCTTTTGACCTTTTACCAAACTTAGGCATATATACTCCTTACGATACTAACCAACTTTTAGCTTTTCTTTTAGGCTTAAACCATGATTTTTTATCTTTACTTTTTTTCATACTTGGCGGAAATGCGTGTATTTGTGCGTAATAAAGTGATTCAATAGTGTCATCATGAGCCATTTTAGGACCGAAAGTAAGGATTTCGTTAATTAAATCAAACATATTTTTCCTTAAATAGACAGTTCCTGTACTAAAACGAGCAGAAAGTCCAGAATAAATACGATTTCGTTTTTGTGTACCGCCTGGTTTTTGTGGTATTACAGATATATCGTACTTATTTAGTCTTCTTCTTTCATCATTCATTGCTTGAAATATACTACGATTCATAGCTACATCTTCAACTGTAGATGATGTACAATTGTATTTTTGATGTAATTCTATAATAATATCTACCACACCTTTCTTTCCTATTATCTCTCCAGTCTCAGGATTCTTAGAACCTATGGTAGGAATACTACGATGTCTTTCATATTCTAATACATATAATTCATTATTTGCATCAATCGCAATAACAGTTATAACACTATAGTCAGCATGTTTAGTATCAATATCTGTAGCAGGGTCGCATCCAATAAATGTATTAACTGGTATATCATCTCCATCTTTTACAATATAATTAACACCATCTTCATTTTTAAAGTATCCATTCCAATATCTAATATGGTCTCTTTTCCATATAGCATCTTCTTCAGATTGTACTTCCATCATATATTCTTGATAGAACTTTTGTGGCATACCACTATCTGCATAGAATTTTTTCTTTTCTTCTAATTTCTTTTTAGTAAAGAAAGATGCCCATAATGGTGTTTCGTTATCTAATAATGCTTTATATGTAATAACTTTCCAAGCAAACTCTTTGTTTTCTTTTTTAGCTTTCGCATAACTATTAAGAAGATTGTTAATAAATGAATCATAATGTACAGGAGTGCCATTAACACGAAGACGACCAGTGTGAGGCTCAATAGCGGGATAGATAACAGCAGTAACAAGATTAGCATTTTTATCTCTTGCTTCCTGCGTAATTGTATTTGCTTCATGCTCGAAGTCATCAAGTACGATGAGGTCGTATCTTTTGTGTAGTTTTGCTCCACCTCTGATTCCTGCGACATTGCTTTTACTAATAAGTTTACATCCATTACTTAACTCTATATCTTCCTCTGTCCATTTTTTTCCTTTTAAATTTCCAAAATAGTATTTTAATCTATCATTAAATTCAAGATGGTGTCTAATGTAATCCATATTGCCTACACTAAGTTTTTGTGTAGCAGATACCCAAGCATAGAATAAGAAGTCATCTTTACAAAAGACAAAATCTTTTAACATAGATGCTTTAGTTAATACGGTCTTACCATGACCTCTAGGAATAATAATGGCAGTTTGTTTGTTTTCTTTATCATCAATTGCATCAGCAACTTCATAATGAAAAAATGGTGTTTCGCTTCGTAAAAAATCATCAGGTAAAAATAATTTACCAAAAGCTATTAAATCTGTATATGCAAGTTTTAATGCTTCTTCAGCTTCACTTATATTTTGTGTATTTATATTTGCCATTACCTATGATAACTTATATTATGCATATTATTATTTTTTTTCCACGGACCTGGATAAGGAGTTACTGTAATACAATTACTTAAATTTTTTTTTAAGTATGTATATATAATTGTTATTTCTGTTTTGACTTTTTCCATTGTTCTCTTTTGTATTTTAAAAAATTAGCACCTTCGTATGGATTAAATATAGTAGTAATCAATCTATTATCATCATCTTCATAGTAAGGGTCAATAATTGTAACTGGTGCATTAAATATATTTTTATCATCTAATCCAAGTTTATCTGCATAACTATCCATTATTTTAAATGATGCTACTTGTATTGCATGACTTATAAGTCCACTAGCTGCATCTTTTAATACTTGATAACCTGATACATGAGTATGTCCACAAGTAAGTATATGGTCTTTCCATCCCATTTGAGCAGCTTTAGCTACACCATGAGCAGTATTCCACATTGAGTTCCCCTTAAACATATGACGAGCATTAATACGAATTTCTTTTCCATTAGGGAATATAAGATTTAATCTTGCTCCCCATTGTTCGTACACACCACTATGTTCTCTCATAATAAATTCTAGTGGGTCGCCATCACCGCTCCATACATCATGATTACCTGCTACTAAGTATAACCATTCTACTTGATTAACAAAATGTTCTGTAAGTCTCCATGATTCTTTTGCAGATGTAGATTGTTGTCCGTATAATGCTTGAAGTCTACCTATCCAATTGTTCTGTATATCTCCTAAGTTACCCCCAAATAATCCATCTGTTTTATTTATTAAATCACATAATGAATATATTTCTGCTAAATCTGTACCATCGTCATCTACATGAGGGTCACCAAAATGAAGTATACCTATAGGTCCCATTTGATTAATTTGTATATTTATTAACCCTCTAGACTTTTTTGCTTTTAGTTTTTGATTAAATTGTTTTTTACGATGTTTTATTATTTCATCTATTGGAATAAAATCAACTTCTAATTCTTCTGCTTTAAATGGAGACTTCTCAAGAACTTTTGGATTAAGCATTTTTTTACCACATGCCATGCATTGCCATCTTTGTCTTTTTTTACTTTTCCAATATGCCCATCCATCTTTTTTTAAATTTCTTGCTCCGCATTTATCACATCCAATAATATTTCCAGTATCATCTTTTACTAGCATATTATTCTTCCTCTATTGATTTAAGTTCTTTTTTTCTACCTGCTATTTGTAAGTCTTCTGAACCAAATCCTTGAAACATTCCTACTATACCAGTCTCTATTTGTTTTACATTGTTACCTGATGTTCCAACAATTTTACCTAATTCTTTTGTAGATTGTAATATAATATTATCATCTTCACTATAATCAGCAAGATGTTTTAGTTTACCTAATATATACTCGTGGTCTATACCTAATGTCTTTGCAACGTCTAATACTGACTTTTCTATTTCTTTCATAACTCTTTCCTGTTTAAGTAATACAGCTGCTTTCTTACCAGCTTTGTTATCTGACATTTCATTGTATGCTTTTTTATATGCTTTTACAGCACCCATACCTACAACGATGTTAGTAGCAAATTGTTTTTCTTTATTTGTTACTTTAGTTCGTTCTTTTACTCGTTTACTTGTATCTTTAATTGTTTTACTAAATGTATATCTATTTGGATGTTGTGAAAAATCTGTATCCATTTTAACTGTATGTCTATTTAAAAAACTACCTACAACAGTTCTTACCCATCCATTAGCGTATTTATAATTTTTTCTGTCGCCTGGGTGATTTACATTTTTACTTACTTTTAATAATTGAACAATTCTACCATCATCAGACCATACCCAATCTCCCTCATTACCAGTTCTCCAATTATCGTGAACTTCTTCACTAGGGCAATTTTCTTTAAATTCCTCGTATGTATCATATACATAGTGAGGCACTCCTTTAATTGTCTGCTTCTCCAACTATATCTCCTATATTTACTTGATGTCCGTTACGTTCTAGTCTTTGTACTAATCTATCTATTAAATCATTAACCTCTTCAGGTATCATAAATATTTTATCATTTACTTGTATAGGGCAATACGATTGAGACATAGTACGCAGTATTTCTTCTTGTTCTTTTTCGGAAAATCTACTTAGGAATTTGTATTCTTCTGCCATTATTATTTTTCTTTCTACTACACATTATTATAATCCTTTACCCAACCACCGCCCAGAATCTAATACATAAGTCAAATCAATGTCAAGCGATGACCAAGTTGTTACCCAAAAAAATTGTAGGATTTTGTTATGTAACCTTTTTCCCATAGTATACCCCCTATACGGGGGATTTCGTAAATAGAATTTACGTTATTTTTGATTTGTATTTTATTTGATTAATAATAAATATAGGAGAATAATCATGAATCCAGAAGAGTTGTATGAATACTATCAAGGCTTGCTAATAGAAGCACAGACATCTGTGGCAAGTAGAGTTATGACTGCATCTAACAAGCGAGGTTGGAATAAAACATTTGGTGTACCTGTTCCTAGTATCAGAGACCATGTGAGCGATTACAATGCTAGAGTTAGAGCTATTAATGATATGTGTGTTGAAGCAACAGGTAAGTCATTAATATATGAAGAAGAAGTCAAACCAATTAAACTCATAAGACAATAATAATTAGGGGATTTATTTCCCCTTTTTATTAACCTATTATTACATTATATGTTTGTCCGAGTGTGTGTAGAGTGTGTGTTATAGATAGTCTGATTATCTACTTTATATACATCTTTTCACATCACTTGGGCATTCACTTTATTTAATCATAATCAAGGAGGATATATGCCAAAAGCTATATTTATGAGTGTTAATGGTAACTGCTTAAAATTATTTGTAGAAGATAAGATTACAGATACTATTCAATATGGTTATTCAGATTCTGAAGTAATGAATGGTGATATTATATGGGTATCATTTGATGAACTTATAATATATACTATTAAATGGATTTCTATTAATCCTGCTAAGAATTTGGTAACTACTAAATCATATGGTATATTTAACCAATAGATTTGCTCAACCTGAGTACGTTGTAAAAGCTGCTCACAAACAAAAGGAGTTAATATGATAACACTTAAAGAGTTAGAAGATATGATACCTGATAAGATTGTAGGTGTCGAGATGCATAATAAAAATACTGTTGTTTATATATCTAATGGCAAGATAAAGATAACAAATGAAAGGAGTAAGCATGGCATCAACCAATCCAAGACTTGATACTGCTCCTGTACATCCTGTAGAAGATAAAGTAAAACTATTACTTGGTATCAAAGGATATGAAGACTTACGATTTAAATATTGTTCTGATGGTAGAATGCTACAGAATGGATATTGGCAAACAATTGATTGGGATGATATTATGTATGTGCAAGAGAATTGTGATATTAGATTTACTATAGTTAACTGGGAAGATGAAGATACAGGATTCCTCACAGGATATAGAATGCATTATACAAGTTAATCTATTGGATGGCCACCAAGAAATTAACGCAAGTGTTTTTGGCAGTAATACACTTTCCAAAACGAAAACTGCCTTTTCTTTAACCAGAGAACAATACTGAGTTAGGTTGTAGCCGTAATGAACTCGAGGCCCTATGTATTGTTACTCAAACAAGGTTTGCTCTGTACCTTGACACCCAAACAGAGCATATGGTATACAAAATGGGGTGGATAAAAACAACGTCATGT